GGAGGTTGTATCTAATTCTCCGCTGTCCGTGTCCTTAAATTTTAATATCGAACCTGATGATTATAAAATAAAAAATATGAGATTCGTACCAGAAGAAACCGTTTGGTTATCGCTGGTTATGGTGGCTGGAGATTCTCCCGCCATAAAGTCAGAGTAGGCCGTATGGCCAACGTCCAACGCCAAGTCCGCCTGTTTATGTGCTTGATCTTGCGATTTTAATTCTCCGCTTATGGGAACATTTTCCCCTGAGCCAAGTAACAAAAAATTAACATCGCAAGTAACCGGAGCGTAAGGTTCAATAGAAACTGAATAAGATTCTAATATCCCCTCTCCGCTAATTCCTCCGAATCTTACAGCAATAGTTCCATGTTCTATCTCTAATGCTTGATTTCCTCTCGTCGTTTTTTGTTTGTTTGCGGCTCTGTTTATTATGTTAAATTCATTACCTACTGTTGATTCTCCCGTCAATACTGGAGTATAAGAAAAAGAAACGCTGACCTTTCTGGCTCCCGCAGGAGTCTGTTCAGCTATCCCTTGTTTCCCCAAAACATAAACAGGTTGAAGATCAGCCTGTTCATCTAATGAACAATCATACGCCAAGATCTTTTCTGTTCTACCGTAGTATTCCAGAATTAGGGGAATTTTGTCGTAACGAATTGAAGCCATCTTACAAATTACACCTATCTCAAAATTGTTCCTTGTAGGCTCATTTGTATTCCTACATTGCCATTATTATCTGCGCTGTATTGCTCTGAAACCAAAAGAAGATTCTTAAAAAAGTAATCTTGAATTTCTTCGGTTGAATTGTTCTTGTTAACCCTGACTCTGACGTTCCTAAAAACGGTTTCTTCTGGTACGAATCTCATATTTTTTATTTTATAATCATCAGGTTCGATATTAAAATTTAAGGACACGGACAGCGGAGAATTAGATACAACCTCCGAGGGTGTTCTATCGTTGAAAGCGTATATAGGAGTTCTAGGAGCTCCAATATCCAAGGAGTAGCTATTTACCCTGTTCGAGGAGAATTCGTCCAAGCTAATATCAATCGAGTTATATCCAGCTATTTTTAATTCTTCATCATGAGGGGTCGTAGCTCCGAAATCAAAGAAACTACCCGTCCCCAATTCTCCGAAAATGTCTGCTTGCATACCTATAGACGGGATTTCCCCTATTGAACAGGAGGAAGAATATGAAGAAAGATAAGCTTCGGTAAACTTCACGTTCTGATCCTTATAATCAACCTGCCCGCTGAAAGGCATTTCTCCAGTGAAATTTATGAAAAAATCATCATAAACCAATAACGAATTAGTGTTAATTGTGGCTGTTTGGGGGGCGCTTGGAGCATAGACGACCTGAGACAGACCAAGAGGGGTGATCGGTTGCGCAGTAGACTGATACCCGAAAGATAAACTTTGTATAGCGTTTATTCCAGTTCCATTAACCGTTAACCTTTGCCCTTCTCTCCTTATTCTTGACAGCATCACATATATTTACACTTTTTAGTGTAATATTTTGAAAAGGTATAAGGAAAAATGGCTGACGAAAATAGCATATACAATATTTCGGAATGGGGCGACCCAAACGAGGGGAATAACACTTCTAAATATGCAAAAGACGATATAGTTGTTGTTTTCGAGCGTTTTGCCTCTTCTCAAATACCCAAAAACGCTACTTATTACTATAGCACCTCTAACAATAACATTTATGAGCCCTCCCCCGATTCGATTGCATGGGGCGGGACTACGAGAATTGGAGAAAAAATTAAACCTAAATTTATCTGGAAGCCTTCTTATAATATAGGAATAGCTCACGAACCAAGGACAAATAATATCGTTTTTGGAAACGGATACGAACAAAGATTCCAAGACGGTATATTTAACGATCTACTTACGATATCCTTAGCTTTTGAACTAAGAGATATCAAAGAGGCCAAAGCAATAAATCATTTTTTGAAGACCAGAAAAAGCGTCGAATCGTTTGTTTTCGAAGATCTACCTGAACCTCACAACGACCTTAAGATTGGCGGATATAGGAAACTTTTTGTATGTAAGGGCTGGAGAAGCGAGTTTAAGTTCTACAATAACTATACCATATCTACGGAATTTGTTCAAGTTAATACATAATGCCTGACGACTATCATATTTTTGATAAAGAACAAGCTCGCAAGTCAATTAAATCTTTGATGTATGAGGCCACGAACCTCACTCCGTCTACTTTAATAGAATTATTTGAGATAGACATGAGTACAGCAACTAAAGGTATACAATCTAGCTTAATCGATGATGGAAAACAAATAGGAATAGATTATTCCACTGGTGATTTTGAATATAAGGAAAAGGCTTTCGAAGAAAGAGACGTTTTAAGGTTTCACAACAACATCAAAGTGTTCAATTCTCTCATAATCTGGCAAGGGAAAACATATGTTCCTGCTCCAATTCAAGCGGAAGGGTTCGATATAAGCTCAAGAGGAACACTGCCCACTCCCGTATTAAGAATGACCGCGCAAAAAGAAGAAGGAATACAAGCTTTATCTATTTTAAGGAGAGCTATACACAAATACGGGGATATTGTTGGTGCTAAAGTGACAAGAATCAGAACTTTTGCCAAATATTTAGATCCAGATAATTTTTCTAGCATTAGTCAAATAGATGGAAAACAAGGCATTTACGAATCTAATTTTCCAGATCAATACGAACCCGACCCTTACGCTGAATTCCCAAGGGATATTTTCTATATCGAAAGAAAATCAAACGAAAACAAAATAAATTTAGAATACGAGCTAAGCGCATTGATAGACGTGGAAGGCATAAAGCTTCCCAGAAGGGTTGTCTTGTCTAATAAATGTGGTTTTTCTTATAGGGGCTGTGGATGCTTTTACGAACAAAAAGAGGACACAACATTTAATTCCGAACTCCTTGCGAAAGGTAAAACAGACCCGAATGCGGCCGGTCCCGGCACGACTAGTAAGCTTTTAGCTAAATGTGAAATAAGAGATAGCGAACTTTCTCTGCCAGACGATGCCCCCCCAGTAGCGACTTTATCAGATGAAGACATAAAAACCAAACTGGGAGTTAGTGTTTTGAAAAGTGCTGGTAGGTGGTTGGCTGGAAGAGGTTACAAAATAGGAGAGTACGTTTTTGTGATAAAGAATAACATCAAGTATTATTTCGTCGTTAGAGAAAAAATCCCCAGTTATAGTGAATCCGGCTACGGCAACTTCTCTCATCAGTTGAAATTCGCACCTCCAAACCCCAAGTATTGGATAGCTGATATGTGCTCAAAAACCCTGCAGGGTTGCAGGAAAAGATGGGGGCACCAAGGGAGCGTTGTGATAGGCAAAAGTAAAGATTTCAAAGAAGGAGAATTGCAGTATGGGGGTTTTCCAAACGCCACCAGACTCGACCAAACGTTAAGATGAGAAGGTTACCAAAAGAAACCAGAGAAGAAATAAAAACACACGCTTTGGAAGAAACTTCAAACGAATGTTGCGGACTTTTAACTTCCAATAAAAACAAGTTTGACCTTAAGGTGCATCGATGCAGAAATTTAGCTGAAAGCAAGGAGGGTTTCTTCACCATCAACCCTAGGGATTACGTAAGAGCGGCTCGATACGGAAAGATAGAAGCCACCTATCATTCTCACACTAATGAAAGTCAAGAATTTAGTCAAGTCGACAAGGAAAACAGCAAAAAGCATGAGCTTGACTATATATTATATAATACCCAGTTCGACACTTTTCATCTGTTCGACTATAAAAGAAACGGAGTGAGCAATCTCAGCAAAGAATTCAAATGGGGTGTTTCCGACTGCATCGTATTAGTCAAGGATTACCTAAAGGAAAACTTGAATATTGATACCCTCATTCCGGAAAAATTTCAGGCAAGAGACGCTCTCTGGAACGAAAGATTCCCCAACTTAATAGAAGAAGTTCTGCAGGTGAATAATAAATTTAAAAAAGTTTACCCTAACAGCAGGAATGAATTTCTGAAAAACGACATATTATGTTTTTCTATTTTTAAGTCTAGGCTCGTAAGAACTTATGATCATTGGGCTATTTATTTGGGTAATGGACAAATTTACCACCACCCGGCGAACAGATATCCCACGACTGAGGATTTTGGAGCTTTTTATTCCTCTAAACTTATGGATGTATACAGGTATATAAAATGAACGATCAATTAGTAGAAATTAAACTGCACGGAGTATTGGCGGATCAAGTCGGTAGGGAAGTTTGGAACCTTTCCGTGTCTTCCGTTGGCGAAGCTGTGCGCGCACTCGAGTCGCAGAGCAAGAAGCTTTACAAAAACCTGATTAAAAACGATAAAAAAAATATAAAATACAGAATATTGATAAACGAAAAAGATTTTTTGTATGACGAGGAAAAAGACATAAATACTCAGGAAGGAATAAATTCCTCCGAATTAGTTAGAGAATATCAAGATTTGAGAAGTATTGATATAGTACCTATTGTCGAAGGAGCAGATGCGAAAGATGTATTCGCCATAATAGCGGGAATAATTTTAATAGTCCTCGGAGTTTTCACTTTCGGCGCTACAACCCAGATGGGAATGATGCTTATCGCCGGAGGCTTAGGGTTAATGGCGGCTGGTATCGCCAATTTACTTACTCCAATGCCGGAGTTCGGGGATTTTAGGGAAATAGAGGGCGGAGGAAGGGCTGCGTATATATTTTCCGGCCCGGAAAATACCGTGAGAGAAGGTGGCCCGGTGTTTATAGGATACGGAAGACTACTGGTGGGAAGTCAGGTTATCCAATCCAGTATTCAAACGTTCGATGTTAGAAATGACAACGTAATGAACACTAGTGATCTTGTCAGAAGAACAGGAAAAGGGGCTCATAAAGGGCAACATTGGGGTTTGGAAAACTATGGTTTGGATTATAGAGATAGTGGTTCTGTGGGTGGATTGGTACCTTTTAATAGCGCCAAAGGCGACGTCTTCGCGAATGATTTATCCACGAAAAGACAATCATCTGTAAACTTAATGCTTGGTCGCGTTATCGAATGGAACAAACTAATCGGAACGACCAAAACTGCCGATAACTGCCCGACGGGTATCGGTGGGGTAATGAAGTCAGAAACTATCTTAAGAAGGGATGGCGACGAGTTCACCGTCCTT